TCTAATGTGGCTTGTGCGCCAGCTTGGAACAAAGGCTTCTCTGCTTCGTAGATGTCTTTGATCTGCTGGGCTGATGGGGCTGTTGCTGAGATTCGGAAGAGGGCCAAGCCTGAGCTTGCTGTCCCATAAGTAGCGTCTTGCCCAATAGTAGTTCTTGCTGAAGAGTTAGAAATACTGTTGGTCATGGCGCCAGAAGTATCTAGCAACCCATTACAGTATAAGTAAAGAACTCCACTACGCCTTACTGCGACTAAAAACTGCCATGTGTCATAAACTACTGGCGTAGTGCTGGTAAGAACAACTGCGTTTCCGCTAAAGAAGTAATATTTTAAAGTAGGTTTGTTTACCCTTAAAGTCCAAGCAGTGCTTTCAGTGTTATTAATTGAAATTCTGCCTATTATTGATGGGTAGTTGCCTAGATCTGAAGAAGGTTTAAACCAACCCATCACACTAAAGTCACCAGTACCAAAGTCCAAGTCACTGTTATAAGGCTGCTCAAGATAGTTACTTGCACTAAACCCTGAGTAAGCCACAAGATCAGCTCCAGTTGCTACTGGAGTCTTGGAAATATTGCCAAATACTTGGAGTCCATTGTTGTTCACTGAGCGGTCTTGGTCTGCTAGGCGTACTGAGATGTTGTCGAAATGCACAACTGATCCATTAGTATAGGCGTACACTTTTATTTTCATAGTTGTCGTAGTAGCTACAACAGTATAGTTATATATACCAATAGCTTGTACGTTTCCTGTAGAAACATAATTTGAGCTTAGATTGCCTACTCTGATGAGAGAGTTGTTAGTGGTAACTGCTTTTTCAATACTAACGGTATAAGTTTTACCGATCTCCACTGTAAAAGTTTGCTCGGCACCTTGGTAGGCATCAGTAGAGGCTGTGAGCTTCAAGCGTCCTGTATCAGAAATGCCTGTGCCTGCACCTAATATTGTCCACCCAGCAGTATCCGTATCAAAAGTACCATTAGTAACCAACTCACTACCCACCAAGTTGTCATCATCAGTGCTAGATAACCAAGCGCCTTTAATATCGCCTGTCATATAGCCTGTGTTGTAGTCTGAGGTGATGTAGGCTACTGAGCTTTTAGCAAATGCAGCGGTATCTTCATCAACTACAGTTAAACCTTCTGATGAAGAAAAGACATTATCTAGTCCTGTTTGAGTTGGTGATGCGTTACCCAAAGACTTTGGAATACCTACATCACCGCTTGAAGCAGTGGGTACTATTCTATAATCCCTAGCTGAACTCACAATATCAGCACTCGGTATTGTGAAAACGTGTATCTCTGATTGATAATCCCCAGAACAAACAACTCTGCCATTGTCAAAATATACAAAGGCTATATCAGACACCTGACCAGTTATATCAACCACACTCCCATCATCCTTAATAATAGAAGTGCCACCATTAGTAGCCACTGCAATCGTTGGAATCGGTAGGCCAGTTGCGGAGTCGATGGGTGCGTTGGGTAGCACTGTCATTGCTATGTCGTTGACTGTGTCGTTGATGATACCGCCAAACTCAGCAGAGTTGCCTGCGTGACTTGAGGCTCTATCACTAATAGCGGATAAGGGTAACTTCTTACCGCTTTGCGCCACAGAAGCCCTATACCTGCCTATAAAGTCACCAATAAAGTTGTAGACTACTAGCCCATAAGTATTAGTCGCTATAGACGCTATACCATTAATAATAGAAACACTTTCTGCTGTTTGATAAAGCAATGCCCCATTACCCGTAAACACCATCCACATCGGCATACTAGGGTCATCACCATCATAGATCGTAACCTTATTACTCTCTGCAACAATCACCGCTACTGCTGGGAACTCTTTGCGAGAACCACGAGTGCTAGTGTTTAGTGTTTCGTTGTACCAGCTAGTGCCTTGTGTACGCTTACGCCATGCTCCACCGTCTGAGTCTTTGCTAGTGTCATAGATGAATACGTCTACTGCTGTGACTGCTTTGGTTGCTGCTATAGCGTCTAAATCAAACCCTGCTGCCATTGTTTGATTAGCAGTAAAGGTTTGCGCTACGTCAAGTTTGGCTGTGTCTGCGTCATAGGCTTGCACCGTTGCGTCAATGTCTGAGCTATCTAAAAGGTTATTTCCGAGAGTCGTTAGACCTGTCGAACCAAACGAGGCTACATTTAACCCCCCAACAGCCACACCGATTTCATTAGCGCCTACTCGATAAAAACCTGTATCTTGGTCTTGGATGAACTTGATAGCAGGGTTGGCAGCGGTTCCGTCAAGATGCTTGCCAGCACCAGCGTTATCCTTAACCGTAGCGTAATCGCTGATTAAGTCAGTAACCTCAGCCGCTAGATCAGCAACTAGGCTTTGAGTTGGCACGATCTTATAGGTTTGGCCTGTCTGAGTGCTGCCCAAATAGTTATCTGCTAGCACGATCACCGTGGCAGACGTTATGGTGGCAATTTCGTAAAGCTTATCGTCTGGAGCTAGAAAGCCCTCACCGATTTGAGCGCCTACGCTAAAGTTTGTTTCTGAGCCTGTTACGGTTGTTGAGCCGTTAGTAACGGATACGTTACCAGTTGAATACCATGACATTTTAAATACTCCTGTTTAAGCTTCTAAAGCTTCAATTCGTGATAATAAGTCGAGCAAATCCACTTCAATGCCACCGCTATTCGGATCAGCAATAGACGCATAGCCATTACCGCCATTGCCTCCACTGTGAACGTATGACCATGAGCCAGCGCTACCGTATTGTGATGCGCTAGGTACACCGCCTAGACCGCCAGAACCGATGAATATTTTCACACTCAAAGCGCCTGATGGAACTGTTACTTGCTGGCTTACGGTTGAACCACTTGCCGCACTCACGTTAACTGGGGCTGTTGCGCTACCATTACGACCTTGTGAACCAGCACCGCCACCACCACCACCCAAAGCTCCTGAACTTGGGGGAGATGCATTAAATTGCGTCAATGAGGTTGACCAATATGAACCACCGCCAGCACCAGACGAACTAGGTTGAGATGATGCAATACCAGAATAACCGCTTGCTGTAGAGGTGTTACTTGCGACTGAATGAGAGGTAGCCGCACCGCCTGTTGCTGTAATGCGTGAGCCAATTATTGTGCCGCCACCATCATCTGCATCATAAAATTCTAGCCATGAATCCGTACCAGCCGCACCGCCCACATTAGAACCAGCAGCCACCGAAGGTACGCCGTTGGTACACGCACCAGCACCGCCTCCGACTACAACAACAGATAAAACGGTTGTTAGTGTGGATAAATTGGCGGTATGTGTTCCAGTGGTGTCGAACTCGGTTTTCGAGCCAGCACTACCCGTGAATAATTTCACGTTGTTTAAGGATAGATTGCCTGCTGTGTCGGCATAAATTGAGCTAGTGGCAGATGATATATAAAAGCCTGAAATTGGGTTGCCGCTTGCGTCTAGAGAGCGCCCATAAAATGAACCTTCGTTAGTATCAGCAAGGGAAGTTTTGCCAAACACAATGCCCGAAGTGCTGCCTGTAAATTCAATATTGTCATCAATAACGATCTTGTCGGCATTGATTTCATTAGCACCAATATAATTTGCATCTAAATAAGCACCTGCTGGAACCACTGTTGAAATGCCATTCTTGTTTATTGTGGTGTCAGTAGCGTAATAGACAAACGGGTAATTTCCATCTGTACCCACGGCAAACTGATCTGCATCTACCGTAAATGCGCTAGTTGCCACACCGTCAATAATGTCTGATACGAGGCCAAAGCCACTGACGTTGCCACTTGAATCGTTAATCGTTACCGAATACTGGGCTTTGATTCCGTCAATTGACGTTGTTTGAGTGCCTATTGATGTGGTGTGATTGCCAACAGTGCTGGTAACGTCAGTAATTAATCCCGACATTGCGGTATCCGCGCCTGCTCTAGTGATTGCTTCTTGCGAAATAGAGCCTGTGTTATCACCTACCGTGGCTGTTAATTGGGTAATACTGCTAGCCATTGCACTGTCTGCATCAGCACGAACCGTTTGCTCTGAGGTTAATATCGCGGTGTTATCGTCTATCAGTGCAGCTAATTCCAGTTTGCTAGTGGCGATTGATACGTTTGAATCGCGCACATCGGCTGCTATTTCGTTTCGAGCGTAGGCTATTTCTGTGTTGGTGGCTTCACGGCTTTTGTAAACGTCTAGTAATTGTTTTAGATTCAATACGTCTGCAACGTCATTTTTATCATGCAGTGAGCGAGTATCAGAAACAGTGTTGGAAATGGCTGCTATATCTAGCGCGCTAATGGTTGTCTCTGCGGTAGTTACTCGGCTTGTAACTGCGGTTAAGTCAGTGCTAGAAGCCTTTAAAAGTATCGCTGCCTCGGCCCCATCAATATCTATTTCAGCTTGATCTAGGCGCACATCCATACCAGAAACAGTGGTCGTGTCAGCCTTTAATAAAATGTCGGCTTCTGCACCACCAATGTCTATTTCAGCTTGGTTAATACTAGCCTCAAGCGCATTCAATGCCGCCAAGTCTGAGGAATCAAGAACAGCAGAAGCAATCTCGTTATTAACGTAAGTGACTGACGCTTTGAGGCTAAGTGTTGCTTCGGCTGCATCTAGATCAATTTGAACTGCATTTAGGTTAGTGGCTGTTTGTGACCGTAATGATTCAACGGCCTGTATCGTTACCGCGCCTGTGGTTGGGTCAACCGTAATGCCTGCATCTGCGACTGTACCAAGCGTGTCAGATTGAGTAGTAGCTAACGTCAACATCCGTTCTGCTACTGTATCAATCGTATTGCCTACGCTTTGCTGCTCATTGAGTATGTTAACAATGTCAGCTTGTGCGGCTTCCACATCGATCACGGTGGCTTTGCCAGCAATTAAGCTCGTAAAGGTAGAATCTATAAAATCTGGTGTAATGACACCATCGTCAAAATCATTAGCGTCAAGCTTGATAGTTGTAGCTGAACCCATTGAAGTCCACGCACTAGCATTACCAGACGTATCAATTGATCTAATCCAATAGTATCGAGTTGTATTGCCGCTATGTGAACCGTCTTCCCAAGTGGTGGCGCGTGTCTTGCCTATAACGCTAGCATTAGATTCTGTTGCGTTAGGGCTGCGTTTAATCTCTACTTCTGAAAAGTCAGGCGCGGTGGGATTAGTCCAGCTTAATACTAGCTTCTGAAATGTTCCTGTCACTGATAGGCTTGTTGGCGCATTAGGCGCTGTTGTGTCACCAATAGGCGTGATAGAGGCGCTTGTTACTGTTGGGCCATTCACTCCAATTGTGCTGATAGAAGTCACTGAAATAATGTAAGTCAGTGTTGAATCTAGAACCTGATAAGAATGCTCTGTAAGGCTAGTTAAGACGTTCTGAGCTACCCCTGTACTTGGCGTGATACCAATGCGGTATTGCTCCACAAAGGCATCTGCTGCGGCTGTCCAGCTAATATCTAAAGCTGACAAGCTCGTTCCATCTGCCGCTATTATATTTCGCGTTGTAACCGCTAGATTAGTGGCAGGCAATACGGTAAATGGATTAGGTAACGTGGTGTCTGGTATGTCGTCAATTTCAGTCTTTGTTGACCAAGGATAGATGCTATCTTGATGCTCGATTAGCTCGACTGAAACAGTACCATCCATACGCAACGACATAGCATTAACGCGGAACGGCTTTTCGTCCCATGCTGGGGTCGAGTGGGTAACATCTACAATCTGACCTACTGAAACATTCAATGCTTCACTGGTTGAGACAAACGTACACGCTAGGCTATTGCGTGAGCGTTTAAGAGCGATTTCTGCAATGTCTTGAGCAGTATAGGTATCGGTAATCGTATCTAAGGTGATGCGCTTTTCTAGCTCAATGCCACCATCTGCCGCCAAATAGGTCGCTTCATCTGCGCTGCCTGTTGGTGGGTATTCAATTTGGTCACTCTGCCAGTTCGCATTTGGATTATCAAATACAGCTATGACTCGGTTGAATTGTCCCTTTTTGGTCTGGCCTTGGATGCTAATGCCACCGATGATATGTGACTCATTAAAGCTAAACGTGCTTGAACCTTCGTCCTCAACAATAACGCCATATTGCCCATTTGAATAAGGCATCAAACCACGGAAGCCAGACAGCAATACCTTGGTGTTTTCTAATACCGCACGATCTGTTTCGAGTATCGCGTTGCATTCAAATATCTTTTGCTGTGTAGCGCCAGTGTAGGGTGTGATTAAGCTATCGCATTTCGTAGCGGCTGTTGCAAAAAGAGTGTCGTTAATAAAGGTAGATGATAAGCCTTTGCCATATCTAGCATTCGTTAGGTAGTCGCGTAAACACCAAGCAGGGTTTGTGCTGTATGCTGTTGTGGTTCCGTTCCATATCTTGCGGCCTTTCACTACCGCTTCAATGTTTGGTATTCCTGAGAACGCATCACGATCCCACTTTAGACGCACTGCTAAATAGGCAACGCCCTTGAGTTGGTGAGCCGAAGTCCAACCAATGTTAGCGTTAACAAAAGTTGAATCTGCCGCTTGGGTATCTGTACCTAGGTATTTAGTGATACTTAGCAAACCGCTCCATTTTGAGTCTGTGCTAAGAATGTCGTCTAGGTATACGTCTGTAATGCTTTCAATCTCGCCCTCACATAGAGCCAGAATGATGTATAAGTATGTATTATCACCGCCACTATTCGCCACGAACACGCGCGTACCGTTAACCTTGCGCTCTCCGTAAACGACAGGTATTTGGGCAATGTTGGAGTTTTTGTTGACCTTCGTGCCACCTTCTTGGCGCATTGAGTCTTTCATTACCGTGGCAGTTAACCAAGATGCTAAAATTCCAGCAATTAAAGGAATCCAATCAAACATTTATGCTCTACCCCATTTAATGTCTTTGACCGCACTTGATGCGAACTCGAAACCTTTGTCGCCTGTAAAATGTATCTGCTGCCCGTTGTGGTTTGTCCTGCGCCCACTTTCCTTCTCAAAATCTGACCAATGTGAAGCTGTCGATAGGCTAATTCGACTTGATTTCTTATCATCTTTAATAGCGAACCCATCAATACGTCCGTTGTATAGTGGGATAGGTGTGCCGATTATTGCCCCTGCTGAATCTAGTATTGCGCGGCTGATAGTGACCTCTCGATCAATGTAGTTTTCACCCAATAGAACCGCAACGAAAGTCTGCTCAACGCTAGAAAGATTGATAGTGAATGAACCCACTTTGCTTTCGCTGGTTTCGTTAACTTGAGAGAGGCTTAACAAATGGCTGCTAGAACTGTATTCATTAACACCGTATGTAATGTCATGGGCGTAATCAGTCAAATAAACCTTCGTAGAAAAATCAATCGTGACTAAGTGCGCCATATTAAAAGCGTCTTTAGCTAGCTCGGTGATTACATCCGCATGAATGCCTCTGCTCACGATAGCGCCTCAATGAAATCAACTTCATATTTGTAGAAGCCGCTCATGCCAAGTCGCCACTTTTGAGCATCACCAGCAAGGCGAACAGTGAAGGGTACGCTGTTATAAATCACTTGCTCTGTACCCACCGCTTCAACTAATGCTGGAGTGATTGACATAGCGCCTGCGCCTGTACGATCAGCCGTAACCATATAGACCTTAGAATGGCCTGCGAACTTAATGAAGTCTCCGTCATTAATCGTGCCTGTGAGGTTCGTTACAGAAACCGATACTGCGCCCTTGATCGCTGGAGAAGAGGCCACTACACCGCTTGCTGTGCCGCTTGTGTCGGACTCTACTGGTAGCACTATAGTAAATACGCCATGCTGACCGCCTTGCTTAATTACAAAGGAGTTAACAGGCTTAAAATCAACCGCTTTTAGTGGTGGGTAGCTGGCAGTGAATGTCCAATACTGACCTGCTACTTTTCGGCTCTGCATCCGTCCACTAATTGCCGTACTCATTAAAGTTGGGCTATTTGATTCAGGCGCTAGGCTGTTGAATATTGGGGTAGTTGGGTAGCTCATACAAGTGCTGGCCTTCCGTTTTCATTTAACGCTTGGTTCATTAATCCCAATAGTGTACCACGACTTCTAGTTAATAGATCATCAAACCCACTTGCATCGTTAGTGGTTACGTTAATGGTCATATTGCCACCTCCGAGCTGGTCATTAGGAACTACGGTTGCAGCCTGATTAGGCACGATTAACTCAGGGCCACGCTCACCTACGATATATGGGTTGCCTGCTGTTACTGGGCCTCCCTTCTCACGGAAGCTAGTAGAACGAAGCATTTGGACGTTAGCAATACCTTGAGCCAGTGCCACGGCTGCTAGGCCATAGTTTAATGGTGGTGGAGCTGAGGACATAGCTGTAGATACGGCTTTATATGTATCAATTAAAGCGTCCTTAATGGCAAAGGTCTTATGTAGATCAAAGGCCCATTTATATTGACCTTTTAATGCGCCTACAACCTTCTTGCCTGATTCTTGAAGTGTGTCAACATCTCCAGCCGCAGCCGCTTTCTTCATAGCACTTTGTTTAGCTAGGTATTGATGGGTCAGTTCAAGCATCTTTTGGTTATGCGCTTCTTCCATGCCAAGAGCAATATCTTCTTTGCTGCTGTTATGTTCATACACCCAATCAGCTTGAGCTTCGGCTGCACTTCTAATCGCTTCGGTTTGTACTGATATTCTGCTTAATTCTAAATACCTATACTGCTCTTGTAACTGGAATAAAGCTTGAGCCTTAGTAAGCTCACCTGTCACATCTACCTTGGTAGTGCCATTAGTTGATACGTCAACAGGGTTAGCAGGTTGAGGCAATGGCTGAGACATTAACAATTCTTCATTAATGGTATTTAGTGCCAGTTGATATTTATTTAATTCCCCTGTTAACTCTTTAAGTCGTGGGGCCTGACCTGCAAACATTGGGTGTGAACTATCTTTTTCCAATGCGCCAATTTGAGTTATAGTGGAGGCTATCCTTTCATTTAATAATGCAATTCCATCATCATTATCAGCAAAACCTAAAAACTCCCTAACCTGAGTGTTAAAGGCTACAAGCGCTCCTGCTGCTGCACCAATGGCTGCACCAATAACGCCAAATGCTTTACCAATCTTAGCGCCTAGATAGATACTACCTACCAATACAAGTGTATCTTTGTTTTCAACTATAAACTTAAACAAAGAAACTAAGCTTTTAGAAAACGACTCAACACCCGCTTTAAACTTAGGGTCTTTCAATGCCTTAGTAATGTTGATAATAACTTTGCCAGCTTCTTCAAATACACCAGCATCAGCGATAACTAACTTCATTTCACGCCATGCGTCTTCCATCATAGACACTTGGCCCATAAAAGACTTGGACAGGTCTTTGGTTGCACCTACTGCTGAGGTAGTTCCATCACGCCACATCTCAGTGATACGCTTTTTAGTTTCAGCAGCCGAGACACTTACGCCAGATTGGAAGCCAAGAAATGCACTTACGCCACGATCTCTAAATAGGTCAGCAGAGGCAATACCAGCACTGAATGAACGCTGCAATTGCATGGCAACTTCATCAAACTTTAAGCCAGAAATAGCAGCAATATCGCCAGTTATTTCTAATAGCTCATTGAGTTCATCGACATTTTCAGTAACGGTAAGTAAGGATGGAGATGCTCGCTCAATATCTTCCAAAGAGAAAGGTACTTGAGAGGCGAACTTGTTCATCGTATCAAACGCTTTGGCAGCGTCTTCGGTTGAGCCTGTTAGGAATTTAAGTCTAATCTGTAGGCTCTCAACTTCTGAGGCTACTGTGATAATCGATTTAAGAGCTGCACCAGCACCTAGACCTAATAAAGCACCTTGCAAAGAAAAGACGCTACGTTTAACAGCGCCTAGACCTTTTTCAACTGAGCTTAATGCTCGCTTGGTTTTATCAACGGCCCTGATAACTATTGTTACGTTTTCATTTGCCATTGTTCTTTAACTCCAAGTAAGCGGCCCATAAGATGATCTCATCTACGGATAGAACCATAATCTCTTCAAGTGTTTTATGAAGATGCTCTGCCAGTATCATGGCAAAGCGTAGATCATGGTCCTGTTTTAGTTTTTTGTTGCTTCGTCCATGTCGGGGTCATCACCGCCCATTTCAGATACTATGCGACTAACAATCTCAGGGTCAACACTTCGCATAAACTCAGTAAGATTAGCTGCCCTGAATAGCTTGCCACCGTCCTCATCCAATGCCCGTAAGATAAACGTCATTGCAACAGCTTCGGCTTGCTTATTCTCAGCATGTAGCTTTAACACTGCACCCTGATCTTTGAAATTCATTGATGGTTTGAAGTAGATCACCGTAGCTTCACCATTCACAATCCATTCTGGTACTTCTGCACTCTGCAACTTACCGCTCATTCGATCACGAAATTGCGTCTTTGCTGCTTCTAAAATTGCACTCATAATAATTCCCCGTTGTTAAATTCCCCGTTTAAATCCACTGGCAGAGCCACGGGGAGAGCCTTTTCGACTTACATCTAGCCAATGAAACTATTTAGGCTGCTGTATCCCAAGTCAATGCGCCAGAACCTTGGAAACTAAAGCTAACTTCTACCATTCCGTCAATTGAGGTTGATGTGCCGATTTCAGTTACGATAGCTGTACCACTAGCAAAGGTATCCCCTGTAGAGGCTCCTTCTGGATAAAAACTTAACACAACCTCGGCAGCCGCCGTGATTGCAGTTTGACCAGAATCAGATTCATCCCAGAACGCATCACAAGAACCAGACCAAGTAGTCTGTCCAGCTTTGTACGTCTTAGCACCGTCAGTTAAAACAGTATCCTCGATAGTACCTGCTGTTTCTGAAATTGAGTATGAACGCATCTCACCAAGAGTGTTAGCGCCGATCTTTATTAGGCCTTCTGAGCCTGTATGGTTAGCCATTAGACGGCCTCCTTAGTGGTTGATTTAATACTTACTTTCTTTGGTTTTGGCACTGGTGCGAATGTACTCCAGCCCCGATTAATCATTGTTTGAGTTTGTGATGAATGAACAATCACCGACTCTTTACCCTTATACATTTTCATCATGAAACACCCTTGCTATAGACATATTTAATAGCTACATCCATCGATATGCCGCCAATAGGTTCGATGAAACCTTCATCAGTGCTTACCGATAATACTTGCGTATCTAAGGCAAAGCCGCCTCTAGTACGGTCTGTATCTAACACCTCTTCAATGGCTTCAATCATTTCGTTTCGTGCTGTGTCTAGGCTTGAACCCTTAACAAAACCAACTATACGATATGTGATTAAACCCATACGTCTGATTGCTACACCAGCAGAAATGTCCTCTCGGCTCTCTTCACCTGATTGCACCCATGCGGCTGGAAACTGAGCATTAGATAAGCGTTCATAATCAAACGGGTCGCGTGTCACCTTTTTGAGTGTGATAGGGCTAGCCATGTTAGTTAAAGTTGTAACTAAATTGGCGGCTATGCTCTCTCTAATACTCATTTAAACAATGCT